ATCCGCTGGCATCAGCACCGACTAGCTTGTTACCCTTATCTACACCCCATAAGTCCCTACATTCTGGGCCATACTCACTACCCGCATTAGGCACTTGCGCCATATTTGGGCTCATGTGCGTCATACGCCCTGTAATAGCGCCAATCGTTATCACCCTACCGTGTACCCTTCCTTTAGCTGTTACCGCCTCCAGCCACGATGTGACCTGCGTAATCCGCTTCTGTAACATCATGTAGCGTAACACCATAGCCGCCTCTGGTAGGTTAATCTTAGATAACACACTTTCATCCACCACTATAGAACCCATCTCTGTGAGCTTTGTGAACGTGACTCCGAGTAACATCAGTCTATCTGCTACTTGTTGTCGGCTTCCGGGGTTAAAAGCTGTTATCTTCGTCTTTAACTGTTTACCTGTTTTCTCGCTTACTCTCTCTTGAACCAGTGGCGGAAATGTAAGCTGCAATTCACCCTCAATATCAGCCAGTTCACCTGACAATTTAGCCACCAATGCCTGAGCTTCTTGACTATTAAACTTGAAACCATGCTTTTCCTGCTTTCCTATTATGTAAGCTACCTCGTGCTCTAAGTCCACACTCTCGCCCCAATCGCTCAACTCCTCTGATAACTTAGCATACAGCTCAACCGTCACTGCTACGTCTTGTTTGCAGTAGAAGCGGTTAAGGCTATCTACAGGGTCATCATAAGGTGCTGTACTCTTCTTGTCGTACTGTACCCCTTTCATCCAATGCCATATCCGTGAATACTCTACTTTGCGATTCCCAAGTCTTACGCCCCAAGCGCCGAGGCTGTGCCCGTTTTCTAGCGATGGATTGGCGAGTCTGCTCATCACTAACGTATCTCTCAACCGCTTCATGCCAACCCTCGTCCCCCAAACTCTGTTCAGTATAGGTACATCGAATCCTATTAAGTTGTGCCCTACTATCGTGTCTGCCTTGTTTAGCAAGGGTGTTAATGTAGTTGATGACGTGTGACATATGTATTCATCTGTCTCGCTGTTATGTGTGTAGCAAAGCCATATTTTGTTATGACTGCTATCGGTCTCTATATCAAGAACTAAGACCACCTGTTATTCCTTTAGCTTTCGTTTAAAACATCACATTCGTCTAACACTTTTTCAATGTCTTTTAATCGGATTGTAGTTCGGTTAATATAAACACCATCACTCAAGTAGACAGAGCCGCCAAGACCCTCAACATCCATGCTTTTATAAAAGTCATCTTCAAATACTTCTTCATCAGGACACCATAGCCATCCAAGCTCTTTTGCTCTAGCTATCAATTCATCAGAAGGTGCAACATAACCTTTACCATGAGTTTCTTCTTCCATCATTATTAACCCTTCACCATCATAGTATGGCGTTGATGTAGTGTAACCTTCAAAAACATGACTACCCCAGTGATCTATACTTCCGTTTATTTCGCAAGTGTATCCAAAAATTACTTTTAGCGGATACCGTGAAAAATCTAATTGACTCCATCTTTTAGATTCAAATTGTAGATAATTAACACATTTAAAAGCAATACTATCTGTATCACCACGTACTGCTTCATTCTCTGATAGTGTAATGTATGTATTCTGTTCCTCATCCTCACCTTCAAACCTACACCAAACATCTTTATGAATTATATCAACTTCTACAAAATCACATTCTTCGTTAGCGTATAGTATTTTACCCATTTTACTGTCCCTTCTCAAGTTCAATCTCGACTAGTTTAGCGTACCCACCAACATCGTGCCAGCTGTCAGCATAGAAGGGGTCGCCGTTAGATATACGTGCTAGTTTGTTACAGATTAAATCTAAACTCTCTTGCATGTACGGCTCCATCATAACCCAACTGGGCGCTGTACGCAACACATTCTTTAACAATTGTGATGTTTCTGCCACCTCTTTATACTCACCATAGCGCTTACCGCGTGTCTCTAATGTTTCTTGTATGTCGTTCATCTGTTCCACATCTCTTTCATTTTAAGTTCATGCTCTGCTAACTCTCGCTTGCGTTCCTCTTCATCTATCCGGATGTCGAATATCTTATCAGCTAACAACGCCCTCTCTAGCTGTGTTAGCGGCGGATATCGTGTGTTATCACTCATGTTCGTACATAGCTTTAACCAAATGATAGAATTTAACTAACTCTTTGTCATACTTACAAGCCCAGTCCACTACCTCACCCTCCGGCTTGTAACTCTCATCCTGCCACATACAAAACCCAGCATCTGTAGCCAAGTCTCTAATCTCCTCTGTGAATTCTGAGTCATAGTCAGGTGCTAGTTTCTTAGCCTCACCAATCCCCGCCTGAATAGCAGTGAGTATACCTAACCGCGTCAAGGCCGATACTGCCTCTGGTGGAAAGTCAAACTGGTAGACAGCACTACCATCTTCGTTCTCACGTAATAGGGTTACGTTGCCCGTTCCTTCATCATTCATCTATATCTCCTCCAAAATAGTCAATAATAATACTAATAGCGTTTATTCGTTTTTTAATTTCTACAATGTCTTTTTCCTTGTCTAACTCAAAGATGGCGTACCAACTGGTGTGTTTTCTACGAGATAAATCCTGCTGTAAGTTTTCTAATATCCCCTGTAAGTTGGAAACAGTAATCTTATCTGCATCATCATCACATATTGTTAATCTAAAGTCCATAAGTCACCTTCGCCTTTGCACCAGACAGCTTTGCCATCCTTGTTAATAAATCATTCAACGGCTCTAACATCATAACCCTACAACAGCTAAGTGTAATGGGGCTGAACTCAGTACCGCTATCGCTTTCTTCCACTCGGTTTAAATACTTATCAAAGAGTTCTTTAACAAGCCCTTGCAGTATTAAAGCATTCTTTTCATTACGCATCTCAGCGCCTATTTCCTCATAGTCCATCACCTCACCACTCACTTTCATCAGCAACATTAACAGTCATCGTAGTACAAAGACCATTGTATACTGTCAGCCAACTCATTGTTATGATAGACCCGATACCTGAGCTGCTATCACATTCAATGGTTATTGAAGTGACGATGTTGTTTAGTTCTACAACCTCGTTAATCTTTTCTACAGCACTAGGTAACAGTGTTATTTTACTCATAAGTTCTTCTCCTTTAGTTTTGCTTCAACAATTGCCGCAACATCAGCGAACGTAAAGTCATTGACGATGTCCGGCACACGAGGACGCATTGAGTCGTAATCTTCTGGTGTCAGCCCGACCCAAGGCTTGTGTGTTTCCGGCGGTGCACCTTCGTGTATATCTTTGACGGAAACAGGGTCGCTACTCATGTGTTATTCCTCGCTCTTATATTGTCGCCATAATCGGTGTGATGTTCGCTGTATTCTTTCCAGCGTTGCTTATCCAGCTCATCACACACCTTTGCACACGCCTCACGCTCCCCATTCACTGCTTTGTCAATCTGCTTGAGCCAAAACTCGGAGTGCTTGTTGCTGTAGTCGCTCCTGACGAGTTCGGCAAAGTGTTCGAAATACTGCTCGCGCAACAACAGGCCGCTCCGCCCCCTACAAAATGCACCAGCCTCCCGCGCCATTGCAATAACTTTTTCTATGCTCATGTGTTCTTCTCTTTTAATTTAGCCTCAACACCCTCAGCAACACCTTTACCGCTGCACCATACTTGGTAGCCTTGGTCGTCATGTGTGTTTCTATCAACAATCTGCTCTACCTCCTCCTCCGTTAGCCCAACCCACTTGATTGGTTGTGTTGATGTGTAAAGCGGGGCGCACTCCTCGTTGTCCAAGAACTCGTCCTGCTCATCGGCAGACATCTGAGCAAAGGTCTGAAAGTGGTTCTCACCACAGCAGTGAAACTTCACCTTCTCTTGTCCACAGTAGCAACAGTATTGCGTGTCGTCTGCTAATAGTTCTTCTCGTGTCAAAATAAAGCCTCCTCTGTGCACTCAATTAACAAACCCATCCTGATTTGCCTAGCCCTATTGATAACCCATAAAGGGCGAGCACCAAAAGGGTTTAAGCATTTACCAGTCTTCGAGCAATAGCCATACTTTTCTAATTTCATAACATACCCTTAACTAAAATAAGTTAACCACTGTACGCAGGTAGGTGCGATGTCATATAGATAACTACTATCTACACACTCTACCTGCACCCAGTCCAGCGCTGTTTCTGATGCGTAGTAGCACCCTATAACAGTGTCGCCTATCGCTTCAGTAATTATCATAGTGGTTCCTCCGATAATAATGTTGTTTCACTCAGTATACCATTCTTTTGGTCATATAGCAAGCCAAATTTCATACCTGTTGCACGCCCTGTAAACCTATCTTTAAGCACCCTAAAGGTAGTTGTTTGACGCTTTATAGGGTCTTCCTCTTGTTTGTTACGCTCTAAGCCAAACATGTAATGACTCCACCTTGCAATCGACCTACTGCCCGTGAAGTGCTTCTCCATCACCCGACCCCCTTCTTCGTGAGGCTTACCATCAGGCGTGGTTAAGTGACTAATGAAGTGAATGATAACACCCAATTCCTGCGCCAACCCTGCCATATCCGCCATGATACCGTCTAGTGCCCTACGCTCGTCCTGTTCGTTAGCTGACAAGGCCGTTAAGTGGTCTAAATAGATATGCTCGATGTCATATGCTTTGTTAAAGTATTTGATGATACTCTTGATGGTCTTCCAATCCATTGTGCCGAAGTGCTCCATCATGTACAGTTGATCGCGGTTCTCCAGCCTATCAATCGACTTAACATACTGATCTCTAGTCCATTCGCCATCAGGTATGTGATATAGCTTCTTGTCCAGCTTACCCATCACACGCTGCGCGGTTTCGACCACGTTCTGCTCTAAATAGATAACACCTACCTTCAACCCTAGCGTATCAATGTCGTATGCTATTTGTTGTGTAAAGATATCTGTCTTACCTACACCGACACCTGCACCAAAGCCAAACAACTCACCCTTACGCCGCCCATACGTCAACTCAGTCAATGTAGGGAAGCACCACGGCACACCCGCTACAGGAGGCATTAGTAGGCGGTCGCGAATGTCCGCCATTGTAACAATACCCTCAGGCTTATATTGTTCTGCCGACCACCATGCCTTTACATAGTCTACTTCATGTCTATCTGTTAAGTAATCACATGCATCTTTATAATCAACTGAATTCTTAATTACACGTGCTTTATTTCCGAATAACTCAGCCACCTCTGCCGATGCCTTCAACCCAGCTTCATCTCCATCAAAGGATATAACAATACAATCAAACGAATCAAGCCACTCAAACTGTTCTTTGCAATCCCCCAGTGCGCTACCTGCTCCAGTGCGAATACTAACAACAGGATAATTACCTAACATTTGATACGCTGCTAATGCATCATATTCACCCTCAGTAATAGTTACATATTTACCGCCCTTTGTAAATAACTGTTGACCAAATAACAATGTCTTCTGTTTATCCCCTTCGAACCACATCTTCTTTTCTACATTACGAACCTTCTGACCTTGAATGTTACCGGCCTTGTTGTAATAGGGAAATATAGTCAAGTTGTCCGTTTGAGTAACATTATACTTGGTGGCTGTTGCAAAGGTTATCCGTCTATCCTTAAAACCCCCTACAAACGCATCAGGACGCTCTGTAACGCCTTTGATGGGCTTAGGTGATGGCATAGGTAGGGTAGTGACCTCTGAACCCGTAGAGAGCCTTGTATACTTACCGCATGAAAAGCACTTAGTCGACCCATCTAGATTAACAGTTAACCCTTTCGATGATTCGCAGTCAGTACATTGTTTATGTGTCGCCTCATAAGTCATAACGTCCAGCCCTCGTGTAACACTTCCATTGCCTCTATCTCAGCAATCGTTAACGCTCTCCCTTTCTTTTCTATAAAGAGGTTGCTTAGAAAATCATTCATACCAATTGAAGCAATTAACTCATATGCATCACTCAATGTAGCGTAATGTATATATTCGTCATAGTCTTTATTAGTCATCTGTTTATATCCTTTATTTAATTAATTAGCCTATATACTACATACTATATAGGGTTGCTTAGAATAATATTAATAGATTATAAGCAACCCTAATTAGCTGTT